CCGGACGCTGCCGCAGCTCGGGCAGCCGCCGCGCCAGCGTCCGGCGCCGGTCTCGCGCATGTCGATTCCGGCGCCGGCCAGGGACTCGAGCACCGGCCCGATCGGCTCGGCGACCTCAGTCACCGGGGGTCAGCCGACCGTCGCCCGGATGGGCTGCGTTCTGATCGTCGGCGAAGTAGCCGTAGGTCTCGCCGTTGATCCGCTCGAACAGGACCTCGGTCTGCGGGTGCAGCTTCGACGTCCCGGGCGCGAGTGTGTCCCGTGTCGCCTGGAGCTGCGGTCCCTCGTCGGGAATCCCCTTGCACCCACTCATGGCGCGCGCTCGATCAGCTGGTCGAGAACCGCCTCGACGCTCGTGCCCCGCTCCTCGGCAAGGCACTGGACAGACATGATCGCGAGCCCCACGGCCACCGACGCGAGCCGCTCGAGCTCGCTGTGATCGCGCGTCCCGACGAGTTCACGCTTAGCTCCGCGTTCGATCGCGGCGTAGACCTGTTCGCACGCCCGCTCGTCAAATGTCGGCATGTCGTGCCTCCAGCGCGCTGAGTACGGCCTGCCAGCACTCGCTGCCGATGCCGCGCTGGATCGACTCGGGATCGTCCAGTCCCTTCCCGCAGATGTAGCAGTGCCCTCGTGGGCCTGGGAGCTTTCCGCCGTTCCGGAGCCTTTCGACCACGATGTAGACCTTGCGCTCCTGGCGCTTGCGCCTGGTGACGGCAGCCCTCTTCGCCGCCTCGCTGCGGCGTAGCCTGCGCCTCTCGTTGGCCGCCTCGACGGCCGTGCGCACCTCGTCCTCGGGGTAGCCCCTGGGATTGTGCAGAGAGCCGTCCCCGAGGATCCCGACGTTGTAGAGCACCTCGTCGGAGGAGGTGCGTACCCACTTGTAGATGACGTCGCGGGCCATATCAGGCCTCGTATGCCTTGTGGCTGATCAGGCTCCGGCACTGGTCGGCGTGCGACCAGTCCGAGTCGACTAATGGCAAGCCATCCCCTCCGGCGACGTCCGGTTCGGGGATCTCGATCGGGGGGACGAGGATCCCGGACGCGTCGACCCGCAGCGCGGTGTTGATCGCCTCGACCTGCTCCTCGAGGCCGGCGAGGTTGGCCTCCGCCTCGCTGCGCATCTCCGCGAGCCGCTCGGGGCCGAGCTGGTCCTCGAGCATCGTCTGCGCCTCGGTCCGCCATTCGGCACGGGCCTCCCGGACCCGCCGGTCGAGGCTCGTGTCGAAGAACGGGGCGATCGCGTCGCGGACGAGCTTGTCGAGCAGCTCCGGTTGCAATGTCGCGAGCGCGTCGATCTCGGTCTGCTGGACGCCCATCGCGGCGAACCACCGGTCGGCCCGCCGCTCGGTGTCCTTCATCGGCGCGTACGGCAAGCCATACTCCCGCACCTGGTCGGGGGTCAGGCAGACCGGCCGGACCTCCCACTCCAGACCTGGGAACAGCAGCGTCTCGAGCGCCTGGAGCTTCCGCGCGAGCGAGACCGGCATCTGCCACCCGGACGGGTCGCAGTCGGACAGGTAGAACACAACCATCCGCCGGTCGTCCTCGGCGGCCGTGCGGGCCATCTGGTAGGTGAGCGTGTCCGAGATCTCGCCCGAGGGCAGGTACAGGTCCGCCTTCCGGGCCTCGGCGATCGGCGCGAGCACGTCTTCGAGCGAGGTCTTCTCGCCGACGAGCACGAGCTTGTACGGCTGGACGCCGACGAACCCGTCGACCTCGATGGTCGGAGTCAGCTCCTCCGGCAGGGTCAGCTCCACCTCGCCAGGGGACAGGTACGGGTACGGGTCCTCGTGCTTGTGGATCCGAACTACGGGCTCGTTGTTCCGAGCGTCGCGGATCCGCTCGAACAGGACGTACCCGAGCCAGCGCGCCGCCTTCGCCGCGCTGCTCTGGAGCCATACCCAGTCGGCCTCGGTGTTCGTGTACGGCTTGCCATCCGGCTTGACCTCGCCGAGCACCGCGTAGTGAAAGCCGCGAAGGTGGATCACGCGGCCGTCGGCGAGCTTGAGCTCGACCATCTCGGCGAACCACCGGCCGTCCCGGTGGCCCGATGGGGTGTCGACCCGGTACGGGTCGTTCTGAGGCGCCAGGACCGTCAGGTCCTTGAGCCTGCAGCCCTCCGCGGCGATCGCCCGCTCGAGCTCGGCGCGGAGACGACCGCTCGTCCCGTTACTGTTATGTCCTGAGAGATGCATACGGTTCTCCGCGCCCCGGCCCCGTCAGGTCGGGGCGCTGAGTCGTTTCAGGGGGATTTGGCGCGCCGCCGGGCGTCCCCGCGCTCCAGGCGCGCCGGGTGGTCCGGTGGTCCGCGGGAACGCTCGACCTCGAGGCGGAGCGCGCTCCATGCCTTCGCTCTCTCCGACGCCGGCAGCTCGAGGAACTCGGGCAGCGTCCGCTCGACGAACGAGTCGAGCGCGTGCGAGACGTACCTGAGCTGGCCGTGCTGCCGTGAACGCGAAAACGCCCGGGCTACGCCGGGCGCAAGATCATCATCGTCTGCATCAGAATCGTGACCGTCGTCATCGTCCTCGGGTGGACCGCGGGACGATCGTGGCCGCCGGAATCCGCGGCGGCGGACGCCATGAGACGGACGGCGCCACACACGTTGAGGCCTCCGTGGCTGGTGATTAAGTCGGTACCGAACCCTTGCCCGGTGCAGCCATTGCCGGTTGCCACCGGACAGCAGCTGCAGCGCCTTGTCCGGATGGGTCACGACCTCGATCTCCACGCCGTCGGGATCCTGCCCGTCAGCGCGCAGCATCTCGAGAACCGATGCGGTCTCCTCGGCGGTCAGGTACCCCTTCGCCGACGATACGACGATCCGGCGTAGCGGGGACGTTGGCTCCACTACTTCCGCCCGGTTGTGTATCGGATGATCGTTTTGGGAGCCACGCGAACCGAGACGATAAGCCCCCGGGCGGACGGACTCCGAACGTGAGAGCGCCGTCCCCCTTGTTCAAGAGGGACGGCGTCTCCAGAAGGGCGGAAGTGTTTGCGTGACTCCGACCAACCGCAAGCAGGAGGCTACAGACTGTCGATGACGGGACGCCCCGGCGGAGTCATACCAGCCGTAGCGCCGGCGGCTGCCGTTGGGAGTGGTCGAGCAGCTCGCGCTGCCACTGCCACGCCGAGCGGCACCGGCGGTGCACCCTGGCGCGAATGTCTTCGCCGGCGAGCGACCCGCCGCAGTGGGCGCAGGTGCGATCGGTCGGAAGCGTGGGGTGGATGCCGTACGGGTCTTCGAGCATCGGCTTGACCTTGCGCCGCACCCGGCAGATCGCATCCTGAGTCCGCGGCGGAACGTGCTGACCACCGCGGGCCATGTAGTCGTTGATCGCCGCCAACTGGTGCGCGGTCAGCAGTGCCAGGCACCGCCGGAGCTCGTCGCGGGCGAGCACGACCCTGAGCGGGTCGACGAGCGACACCCAGGACCCGAGCACGACCTGGTGGACGCCGTCCTCGAGCACCTCGACCTGGTCGGGCGGCTGTCCAGTCCAGCGGCACTCGGCGCGTAGGTGCTCCGCGTAGGTGATCAGCCGGTGGCGGGCCGACATCGAGACGAACGAGTAGAAGTCACCGTGATGCGGGTTGTACCGGCCGCTCTGCAGCGACCGCCACGCCGCGGTGACCGCGATCTGGTACGCGTCCTCACGCTCGAGCCGGTAGTCCGTGTTCACGAAGGAGCTTATGAGCCCGTGGATCTTGGCGCGGGACGCCTCGACCAGCTCGCCGAACGCGGTCTCGTCGCCGGCGGCGGCGCGCCTGGTCAGCCAGAGCTCGTGCTCGCCCACCTCAGGGCAACCGCAACGGCGTACGCCAGGTCCTGTCTTGGAGCTGGCTCGCACTGTTCAAGTACATCGCGACGAACGTCGCTCCCTGCCCGCCGGTGCCGCCGGTGGCCTCGGGATAGAAGCTCGCGCAGACCAAGCTCGCGGCCTGGAGCGTCGCGCATCTTCGACATTCGTCGTACAACTCGACGTCCGGCAGAACACCGAGTCGCGCCGCGAGGTCCTGGCTCGCGAACTCGCATAGCTCGGCGACCTGCTCGCGGGTGGGGCGCGTGTCGTCCGTCCAGATACCGAGCTCCTGGCCTGAACTGTCGATCGTCCGGACGGACAGCAGCCGAGCCACGTCATCGGGATCGGGCACGTACGGGAGCGGTGTGTCAGTGGTCACGGCGTGGTGATGTCCCCCTCGATCATCAGCTCGCCCCGGCACCACGTGGTCTTCGCGGCGCCCTCGGTGAGCTGAACGTCGTAGATGTAGGCGCCGGGTGTCAGATCGCCGGCCGGTGGGGTGACCGTGACCGTCCCCGCCTTCGGGTCCGCGCCGGTGGCCGTGACGAGCGCGGTCACGGTGCCCGACACGGCGCTCCTCGCCGCCGCTGCCACCGTCGCGGCGGTCAGATCATGCGGGGTGACCGCATCATCGTTCAACTGGAACACGATCTCCCACGAGTCACCGTGATACCTGCGCATGGCGTCGAGCGTCGCCGGGAGATCGACGGTGTCCGCCTGGATGTAGATCGTGCTCACGCGACCTCGTCGTACTCGCCTTCCAGCTGCTCGAGCTGGTCTTTGGGGACCTCGATCAGCCGCCCGGGCCCCCAGACGCGGTCGCCCCAGCGCACCCGCGAGCCCTGCTGCACCTCGATCGTGACCGGCTTCGCCTCGGCCGGCTCGGGCTTGTGCTTGGCGGCGGGCATCAGGACGCCGGATCCGGGGTCGGGACGGCGGTGACCTTGCAGACCGCCGCCGGGTACGGGAAGCACGGGGCGCCCCGCAGTTTCCCGCGGACCAGCACGCTGTCCGACGAGAACTCCATCGAGCGGTCGACCTCGATCGTCACATCGCGCCTTCTGACGAACGCCACGCTGTTCGGCGCGTACACGTACGCCGTCGACGTGAAGTTCGGCGCTGTTCCGGCGGTCGGAATCAGGCTCGTGGTCGACCGGGGCGGGACGCCGGCGGGGACGTCGAGCAGCTCGTTGCTGGCGATCGTGCCGGTGAACTTCGGAGTCAGCGACAGGGCCGTCTCGGCCCACGGGTGCATCACGACGTGATACGGCGGCGGGACGTGCGCGCCGGCGAGATGGCCGACGGCCTTCAGGATCGACGTCCACCCAACCCCGGTCCACGCGAACGACGACCCGGCGACCACGTCCATCCCGTCGAACGCTTTCGCGTTGCCGGCGACCGAGCCGAACAGCAGCGCCCCGTCGAGGTTCAGCGCCAGGACCTTCTGCAGGTTCGCCTCGAGTAGCGTCAGCAGATCGGGAGAGCTGTCCTCGAACGCCTCCGAGCTGCCGCGGACCAGGGCCTTGATCGCCTTGGGTGTGATCGTCAGCTGGTCATAGGTGGGGTCGGACTCGATGATCGGGTCGAGCTCGTTGTAGAAGGTCGCGGTCGGGTCCGCGGTCTGATGCGGGAACTGAACCGATTGGCGGTCGGTGACGATCACCCGGATGCCTGACTCGAGCACCACGCTCTGCGGCCTGAGGAGATCCCAGAAGTAGGTGGAGAGCTCGGGTGGTGCGATGAGCGACAGGGTCGGGTCGGTCAGCGACCGGTTCTCGCCCTCCCTGACGCCGCGCATGGCGTCGATGATCCGGGCCTCGACCGGACGGGCCGGCGGAGTTGCGGACCGGTCCTCGATCCGCAGCCGCCCGGTCGTGCTGCGCCTGGCGGGCGGGCGCTCCTCGGTCGATCGATCCTCGGTCTCGGCCGACTGGTCTTCGGTCTCCTCGACCGTGCGGTCCTCGGTCTCGGTGGTGTCGACCGCCTCGGCGGTCTCGGGCGCGGTGACAGCCATGGCAGCCTCCTGTGGTAGTGATCGGTACTCGGCGCGGGCCTCGTCCCCGTACGCCGGCATGGCGGTGACGGTCACGTCGTGCAGCTCGGCGATGTCGGCCACGTGGCGAACGTCCCCGGCCCAGTAGTCGCGGCCGACGATCATCCGCCACGAGCTCGCGCGCAGATCGCCGCGCTGCACGGCCACGCGCACGTCCTCGCCCACCGGCGAGCCCGGCAGATCCACGCTCCAGGCGAACCCGTCCGAGCGATCCTCGACCTGCAGCGTGGTCGGGTAGCGGCCGAGGAGGTGCGCTCGGTCATGCTCGCGGGTGGCGATCAGGTTCGAGAGGTCGGTCTGGGTGAGTGCCCCGGGATCGATCACCTCGGTCCACCCGCCGAGGTCGCGGCTCTCGACGTTGTACGGGATCAGCCCCCGCAGGCGCCGTCCGTCGACCTGGGCGGCCCCGCCGTCGACGGAGCGCTGCTCGAGCTCGCCGGTAGCGGGGCGGGAGCGGCTGGCACCGAGCAGGCCCTCGGGCGGGTCCTCGCCGATCGACCGATAGAGCGACACGAGCTTGCGGCGGGCAGCGGCGATCTGAGCGTCGGAAACGTTGGCCAGCCGCTGGCCTCGAGCGTTCCCGGCGCCACCGGTGTTCGACAGGACCGCGGCGGCGGCGCCCATCGCCCCCCGGTTCAAGTCCCCGTCCGGCTCGCGAACCGGGAGGCTGCAGCGCTGTTTCGCTGACCCGTCTCCGCCGCGGTCGATCAGACACGCGGCCGCATACTGCTCGTCTGAGAAAGCCGAGTCGGGGAAGCTCGACCACGGCTCGGTGCTGACGGTGACAGTCATTCGGCCTCCATCGGATAGCCCTCGATCGCTCGCGCTTCGTTGCGTGTCATCCAGCCCGTCTGCGGATTCAACGCCGCCGTGAGGTACTGAGCCCGGCTGAGCGTGTCCGCGCGCAGCAGCGTGTCGACGTCGAACCGGCAGCCCTGCGTCGCCGGCGACAGATCGGCATCGCTGGAGAGCGCCTGCTCGATCCGCACCAGCCACGGCGACAAGCTGAACTTCAGGAACTCGGACGCCTCCATCTCAACATTCGAGTAGGTCATCCGCTCCCCGGTCGACACCGCGATCAGGTGCGGCGGAACGCGGAAGATGCGACAGATCTCCTGCAGCGACATTTGGACCTGCTCGACGAACTGCGCGTCGACCATGCTCAGGCTGAGCTGCTGGTAGGTCACGTCGTCCTCGCCGGCGAGGAGCAGCAGCTTCCCCGACTGGGCCGCGCCGGTGAACCTGGACTCCCAGTCCGCGCGGACCTGCTCCGTCGCGCCAGGCTGCGCCGTCCGCCATCCTGGGATCCGCAAGACGCCGCTGACCCGGCCGGCGTTCTGCGCGAACGTGGTCGCGTGCTGGCCGAGGCTGTTGGCGAGCGACAGCGTGTTGCGGCACAGCTGGATCGGCGACAGCCCGAGCAGCCCGTCGAGGCTCAGCGCCTTGATGTGGAGGATGTCGCTCGCGTCGTGCTGCGACACGCCGTCGGGGCGGACGAGCGTGTAGATCGGCTGGCCGTTCACCAGCCCGACGGTGATCGTCGCCGGGTGGATCGGCGCGATCTGCTCGACCGGGACCTGGTCGCTCGAGCGGTACTTCCCCAGGTAGGCGTTCCCCCACACGTTCAGATGCCCGACGAGCGTCCCGACGAGGTCCGCCTGGGTGATCCCCGGCGCCGGGTTGGCCAGCAGGCTGGCGAGGCGCCCCGTGGTCTTGACGCGACCCGTCGGGGTGTCGCGGAAGGCGACGAGCGGGAGCGACGCGGCCGTGTCCGCCAGCAGGCGCACGCAAGCGAACACGGTCCCGATCCGCAGCGCCGTCGAGGGCGCCACCAGCGGCGAGTCGGTCGGCTCGCCGTACGGATAGATCCCGCCCAGGAAGACCGGCGGGAGCGTCTCCGCTGTCAGCGCCCGGTCCTCGATGTCGTCTGCTCGAGGTCGGCGCGTGAAGAGGCCCACGACCGCAAATCCTACACTCGGGGCCCGCGGTTGTAGCTTTCCGGTGAATGCCCTCGGCGACCTCGTTCACCGCGTTCTGCCGGCTGATCGGACTCTCGTTAGAGCCGTTTCAGGTGCGCATCGTCCGCGCCGCGTTCGGTCTCCAATCGGAGACCCTGATCTTGCTGCCGCGAGGTAACGGCAAGAGCGTGCTATCGGCCGCGATCGCGCTCCACCATCTCGTGACCGTGCCGGACGCGGCCGCGTACTGCGCCGCCTCCTCCCGCGAACAGGCCCGCATCGTGTTCGAGGCCGCCCGCACCTTCGCGCTCGAGCTCGACGACCCGCATGTAGTACCCCGGCACCTCGAGATCCGCTGGTGCGAGGACCCCGACCAGCCGAAGATCCCCGACCGGACGCTGCGAGTGCTGGCCGCCGAAGCGATGCGCCTCCATGGCCTGTCACCGACGCTCGCGATCATCGACGAGCTGCACGCCCACAAGGACGCCGACGTGTACTTGGCGATGCGGACCGCCGTGCTCAAGCGTCCCGGGTCGAAGCTGATCACGATCTCGACCGCCGGGCAGGGCGCCGACAGCCCACTCGGCCAGCTCCGCGCCCGGGCGCACGGCTTACCGTACGTAACCCGCCGCGGCGCGGTCACCGACGCCCGAGGCCCGTCGCTCCGGATGCTCGAATGGGCGGTCGGTGACCAGATCGTGCCCACCGCGAAGGCGGCCAAGGTCGCGAACCCCGCCTCGTGGATCACCGTCGGGGCGCTCGCCGAGCAGCGGGACGCAGTCCCCGACGGTGCATGGCGACGCTACCACTGCAACCAGTGGACCGCCGCCGAAGGATCGTGGCTGCCCGCCGGCGCCTGGCAAGCCTGCGTCGGCGAGCCCGCCCTCGCCGACGGCGAGGATGTCTGGGTCGGCGTTGACCTCGGCGGGGAGACCAGCTCCACCGCCGTCTGCTGGATCAACGCCCACCATCACGTCGGCTGCTGGATCGGCCACGGCGACAGCGCCATCCTCCAGGCGCGAGACCTCGTCGAGGACCTCGCCGGCCGCTACCACCTCCGCGAGGTCGCGTTCGACCCGTGGCGCGCCGGCCAGCTCGCCCAGGAGCTCCAGGAGCGCGGCGTTCGCGTGTCCGCGTTCCCGCAGACCGACGCCCGCATGATCCCCGCCTCCCAGCGTCTCTATCAGGCGGTCGTCGAGCGGGAGCTGGTGCTTCCTCCCGATCAGGAGCTTGCTAGGCATGCCTCCGACGCGGTCGCGAAGCACTCCCGCCGCGGGTGGCGGTTGGACTCGCCGCACGCCCGCAAGCTGATCAACATCGATGGTGTGGTGGCGCTCGCGATGGCGCTCGACAGGGCGAGCGCCCCGCAGTCCGCCGGCCTCGAATTCATCGGCGCCATCTAGATGTTGCCGCGCCCATGCCTGACCTGCGGCAGGCTCACGTATGACAGGTACTGCCCGGGGTGCCGCCCGCCGCCCGCCCGGACCTCCACACGCGCCTGGCGGGCCCTGCGAGAGACCGTCCTGGAGCGCACAGGAGGCCGCTGTGAGCGATGCGGCAGGCCCGCCCGGCAGATCCATCACCTCGAGCCCGTCCACGCCACAGGACGGGCCGATAACGAGAATCCGGCGCTTCTACAGGCTCTGTGCGAGGAGTGTCACCATGCTGTGCATTCGTGACGATTCGGGGCGGTTTTGCGCGGCGTTCCTGCCCAGCGGACTAATCGTTACTGTCCGAGCCGCGTGAAAAAGAAAACTCGGCCTCTGTGTCACTCCACGACTGACACGATGGGACAGCTGTCCCCTAGCTCCGCGCGCGTCCAGAGTGAGAGTCGAAGAGTTGGGTAAGCCGGAGTAACCCGAAGACCGCCGGCGGTGTACTCCCGGTATGAACACGAACTCGAAGATCGAAGTCACCTGGGCGATCGTCGCCCGGCGGAACGGCCTCTCACGGAAGCGGGCACGGAAGCTGTTCCCGAAGGTGATGGCGTACGCGATCGATCACTTCGAGGTCGTCCGCCTGGCGGTTCGCGAGGCGATGAGCGAGGCGATCGATCGCATCACGGCGATCGAGGTTGAGGTTCGGTCGGCGATGGCGTCGTTTGACGCGTCAGCCGCGCGGCTCCTCGCGACCGGGTAGGTTGATCGCGAGCACCGTTCCGCTCGGTGGGTGGCGGACGTGTGTCTTGACCTGCCAGCCGCGCCGGCGGACCTCGGTGACCACGGCGTCGTGGTGGTCGAGCAGGTCGGCGCGCTGGCGGGCGGTGATGCCGTTGGGGATCGGGATCATCAGGACGGACTCGGGGTCGTCGTGTAGTTCGGCGATGACGTAGTCGGCTGCGGCGCTGATCTCGTTGGCGAAGAACTTGGCGCCATCCATCAGGCGTCCAGTCGCCGCTGTAGATCCTCGAGCTCCGGCGTCATCGGCGGCCGAAAGTACACGTACACCAGCCGCGAGCCTTGCTCGATGCGTTCGCGGACGAGATCGCCGGCGTCGACCATCCGCTTGATCGTGGGCACCATCTTCGAGTAGCACAGGAAGCGGTTCTCGGGGTCCTCGGCTTCGATCGCCTCGGCGATCTCGGTGATCGACATCCGCTGGTCGCCGAGCACGTTGAGCACGTGCCGCTCTCGCTGCTCGGGCTCGTTGCTTAGCCACCAGCCCCAGCGGTGACGCTCGTCGGCGAATGGATCGACGTCCGGTTCTCGGTGCGGGCTCTCGTGGTCGAGCGCCTGCCTGATGGCGCGGTATGCAAGGTTCCAGGCGTCCACGTGGTAGTGGCCTGGCTCGCTGGCGTGGATGAGTTGCTTGAGCGCGATCCGGGTGTTCTCGAGCAGCTCGGTGTACTCGTCGCTGCTCATCGCCCGGCCCTCGCGTGGATGGGCGTAGGGTGCTCGGTGTTCATCAGGGGTTCCTCCTGGTGGGCCATGCCGCCGGGGCGCTGTCCACGTCGCCGGCGGCGCTTGTTGTTGATCAGGGTAGCGGCCGCCAGGCGCACGGTCCCATGGGACCGGCCATGGGACCGAAACGGTCCGGGAACTGACGTCCAGAGACGTCGACTGACGTTCGGCCCGTCACCCGAGCAGCAGCTCCCGAGACGCCGAATCCCCCGTAAACACTGGGGATTCGCTGCATCTAGCGGAGAGGGAGGGATTCGAACCCTCGTCGGACCGAAAGACCCGAACCGGTTTTCGAGACCGGCGTGGTCATCGTCGCTTGCAGGGATTTCACGCCTCGTGGGACCGGCCATGGGACCGGGACTGCGCCAGGAACGCGTCCAGCTTGGCGGTGTTCTCGGCCATCGAGTTCGGCAGCAGATGCCCGTAGCGGTCGTAGGTGAAGGCGACCGAGCTGTGGCCCATGTAGGTGCTGATCGCCTTCATCTCGACGCCGGCGGCGATCAGGTAGCTGGCGTAGGTGTGCCTGGCCTCGTGCAGTCCGATCGGCTCGAGCCCTACGGCTTGCCATGCACGCCGCGCGCGGTCGGCGACGGTGGCCGGTGCGAATGGGATCTCGGCCGTGCGGCCGAACACCAGCCCGGCGATCCGCTGCGAGGTGCGGCGATGCTCGGAGAGGATCACGTGCAGGTCGCCGGTCATCGGCACCGTGCGCCAGCCCGCGGCGCTCTTCGGGTCGACCGGTCCCTCGTACTGGTCCCAGCTGGAGTGCACGCGGATGGTGCGGGCGTCGAGATCAACATGCTCCCAGCCGACGGCCTGCAGCTCGCCGCGGCGGAGCCCGGCCTCGAACGCCGTGGCCCAGATCGCGCGCTCGGGGAACGGGAGCGCGGCGATCATGCGCTCGGCAACATCGGGCGGCTCGATCCGATCTCGCTTGCCGCGGACGGCGGGCAGCATGATCCCCTGCGTCGGGTTGTGGTGGCAGCGACCGAGCGCGACCGCGTGCCGGTAGAGCGACCGGAGCGCGTTGATCGTGTTGCGGATCGTGCTCGGGTTGAGCCCGTCGGCCTGCCAGCGCGCCACGAGCCGTTGTAGGTCGGCGGTGCGGACGTCGGCCTGGCGCGTGGCGCCGATGGCGGGAACGATCCGGATCCGGAACGCCTCGGCGTAGCCGCGGATCGCCGACGGCTTGTATCGATCGCCGGAGCGGGTGCGCGCGGTGCCGTCCTTCATCTCGGTGATGAACGCGTCGGCGGCGGCCGAGATCAGCTCGCCGCGATCGGCGGAGAGCGTCCCGGCGTTGAGTCGGGATTGGGCGTCGTGGCGCCACGCTTTGGCGGCGGCGAGGCTGTAGGTCCATTCGCCGCGGAGCTTGCGCTGGGCGCGACGGTCATAGACGTAGCCGCGGTACTGGGCGCGGCGGGTGGCGTCGGATCGCTCCTCGATCCCGACGCGGCGGGTACGGTTCGTACTGCTCATAGGGTGCACTCCTGTGGGCCAGGCCCCCGGGCGTTGGCGCGTCGCGGGGGCCGCTGCTGATTGGTATCTCCTGCAAGCGTAGCCGCGCGAGCGGCCCACGCCTCTAGTTCTCGTATCGGCACTAGGCGAGCCGATCCGGAGTAGATCAGCTTCAGCTCGGGTTGGATGTGTCGTTCGAAGTGGCTGAGGCTGACTCCCAGCGCCACGGCGGCCTCCTCGCGTGTGAGTGCGATCCGCGGCACCGGTGCGGTCGACGCCGGTCTCACGGTGTGTACCCCGGCTGTTTGAAGTCGCTCCAGCGCCGCGCGGTCACCGCCTGGGCCTTCAGGCCACCGATGTGCCCAGTGCCGCGCTCGAGCGCGGCCGTGAGCAGCTGCGCCGTCTCGTCCGCCTGGTCCTCGTGGACCTCGGCGACGATCTCATCGTGGACGTAGAGGATCGCCGGGACGCGGGCCCGGTGGAGCTCGATGATCGCCGCCTTGAACATGTCGGCGCAGGTGCCGGACACGAGCCGGTTCAGCTCGGTGAATTCCCGCTTCGGCTCGATGAAGTGACGACGCCCCGAGACCGTCATCAGGTAGCCGCGCTCCCTGACCCGCCGCCCGAGCCGCTGCTTCAGTCGCCCGACCTCGGGGTACTGGCGGTACCAGCGGTCCAGCACCGCCATCGCGTCCGCCTCCGAGCAGCCGAGCTCAGTGGCGATCCTAGTCCGGCCGGCGCCGTACAAGATCGCGTAGTTCAGCATCTTGCCCTGGTCGCGGTCGACTCCGACCGCGCTGGCCGTCTGCTCGTGCAGATCGACACCGTCGGCGAACGCTCGCTCCAGCGCACCGCCGCGCGCGTAGGCCGCGAGCACTCTCAATTCCACGCTGTCCAGGTCAGCTCCGACGAGCACCTTCTCGGGACCGGCGCAGATCGTGTAGCGGACCCGCAGGTCGGACTTGGGAATGTTCTGGAGGTTCGGACGACCCGACGACATCCGCCCCGTCTGGGTGCCGGCCAGGTGGAAGGTGCCGAACATCCGGTCGCCGTGGGTGCAGCGCCACAAGGCGAGCACGTAGTCGTAGAGCTTCTTCTCGGCGCGGTACTCGAGCAGCACGGACGCCAGCTCGTCGTCGACCAGCGTCAGCGTGTGCGCGGTGAACTGCGGCAAGCTGGCCTTCTCGGTCCGCGGAACCCGGCTGAGGTCCGCTCCGCGCTCGATGAAGGCCTTCTCGATCTGCCTGGCGGCGTCCGGGTTGAACGGGTGGCCGGCGAGCTCGAACAGTCGCGCGCGCAGGTCCCCGACCGTGATCTCGGTGCGGTCGCGCAGCTCGGCGGCCGCGGCCATGTCGATTGGGACACCGCGGCACTCGGCCGCGTAGATCGCGGGTAGGCAGCGGCGCTCGAGCTCCAGCGCCGACGCCTGGCCGTCGATGACCGCGCCGTAGTGGCGGGCGACCGCGCGCATCGTGATGACGTCGGCCGCCAGATATGGCTTCACGACGTGCGCCGGCGCGTCGCCCTTCTCGGGACGGCACTGGCCGAGCTTCCTGGCGACCCGGCGGGCGGCGAGGAGCCACTGCCTGATCGTCTTCTCAGGCTCGGTGATGGAAGCGGGCAAGCCCTCCGCCTTGATCAGGTTCGCCTGGAGGCGATCGAGCCGCGTCTCCCCAGGCTTGCGCTGGCCGGCGACGTGAGCGATCAGGACCGTGTCGATCCATCGGCGCGGCTCCGGTATCCGGTACCCGGAGCACGCGGCGAAGCTCATGTCGAACGTGATGTTGTGGGCCGCGTAGTCCGCGTCGAGCTCGAGCCACGCCTGGATCCGATCGTGGTCCTCCGGGTGGCGGAGCATCACGACGTCGCCGTCATCGGGGGCGAATCCGACCCAGGTCAGGCGGTCCGAGCGCGGGTCGAGACCGGTCGTTTCGGAGTCCATGTAGACCACGCCGGCGGCCTCTGGAGGGTCAGAGTCGGAAGCGGCCCTATATACCTCCCCGTCCGACTCTGGGTCATCAAACAGAGCCGGATGTTCCAAAACTCCGACTCTGCGACTCTGCCCGTCATTACTGGGGATTGAGGCCTTTTTTGGGGTCAGAGTCGGAGTCGGGATGCTACGCGCGCGCGCGAGAGGAGTCAGAGTCGCAGAGTCGGAGTAATCGTCATTCCGACTCTGGGGCGGGTCGTCCGACTCCACCGCAGCCAGCCGCCAGTACCACCCATCCTGGCGTTGTTCCTTCTCGACTCCGAGGCGTTTGGTGGCTTCGTTGACGGTGTCGTTGTGGTTGTGGCCGGCGGTCTCGAGCTGCAGTCGGATCGGGGCGACGGCCGTCCACTCGCCGCCGGAGAGCGCCAGACGGATCGTGTCCATCGCCAGCTCGATCTTCGTCGGCTGCCGCCGGATGTCCCTGGCGAACAGGTCCGCTTTGGTGACGGTCGACGGCTTGACGTCGACGACCACCTCGCGCTCGGTCGTGCGCCCGTCGTCGTGAGTGAATGGCTTGCCGACCACTCGGAACTCGAGCGCGCCGGGGTCGCGTCCGATGTTGCCCTTGCCTCGCAGCACGACCCGCCGGTAGTCGGGGCTGGAGTCGTCGTCGTCGGGGTGGCAGGCGAACAGCAGCCCGACGCGGGGGATCGCGGTGAACGCCTGGCTCATCTGCACCAGGTCCCGGAACGCAGCCGCGCGCGACTTGGGTGGGTGCAGTGACATCACCGCCGCCGCGTCGAGCTCGCGCACCAGCAGCTTGAGCGGGTACAGAGCCTCGCGCACGAATGTCGGCTGGTTGGCGGTCTCCCCGGCGCGGGCGGGCGGGAAGTGATCGAGCAGCGCGTCGAAGATGATGATGTTGGCGGCGCACTCTGTGACCGCCTCGCGCAGCTGGTCGATCCCGTCGCGGATGTTCCAGGTCGGGCCGAGCTTCTCGAGCGCCAGGAAGTGGACTCGCTCGGGATCGTGGCCGACGAGCTCCAGCCGTGGCTTCCAGGTGTCCTCGCGGCTGTCCTCGCCGGCGACGATCAACACCTGACGCGGCTGGCCGAGCCAGTCACCGGGCAGCTCGCCGAGCGACGCCTGTCCGGCCATCCACGCGGCGAACAGGCTCTTACCCAAGCCCTCCAGGCCCGTCTGGACGGTCAGATACCCGGCGGCCAGGCGTCCCTTCCACGGCCAACGGATCGAGCGTGTCTGGACGCCTGATGACTTGACCGTGAACGGTCCGGACGGCGCCTCCGGCTCGGTCTGAACTTTCAGATCTCGCCAGGTCAGCCCGAGCGCGTTCAGGATGTCCTGCTGCTGGCATGTGGCGCTCCAGCACTTCAGCCACACGTTGCCGGCCAGGTCCGTGTTGATCGTGAGGCGGTCGTCGCTGCCGCAGCTCGGGCAGCCGCCGCGCCAGCGTCCGGCGCCGGTCTCGCGCATGTCGATTCCGGCGCCGGCCAGGGACTCGAGCACCGGCCCGATC